TTGAAACCTTCGTGGTTGAAGAGTTCGTTGTAGTTGTCGAAGTAGGTTTCAAGCTCAGGAGTCATAGTTTCCTCTAATGTTGTTAACTATAGTTTTATTATAGCATACTTTTATGCAGTTGTCAAGTTTTTTTGCATGGTTTCTTGTCGTTCACATGCGTGACATTCGCCACAAACAACAAAACCACTAAGCAACTCTGTAGGTTTTCTACAGGACCAGTAATTGTTACGCAAGTACTCAGGCATACTTAAGTAGATACCTTTGCTGCGTTCTACAGAGTTGTACGTCATGTGTTCAAAAGGCGCTAACCAAATAGGCTTAACACGTCGAGTAGTAGACAGAGCGTTAAGCACACCCTGAGCCTCTGCTCCTTCGTCTCTACCTATATTGTAGTCGCCTGTGTACACAATGTTAAACGCTTTGCCTAAACCTGACGCTGCTCTCATAGCTTGGAACAACGCAAGAGTCATGTCCTTACCTCCGGGATACTTCATTTTAAGGGAGTAAACCGAAGAAGAAAACTCAAAGGGTCTTTGGTGTTCCTTCATGTAGTTAATTGTGTTTTTAACTGCTTCTGCTTCCGCTTTGACACGGCCCTCAGAGTTGTCAATGTGTATTGAGTGTACGTGTATGTCCTGTTTTGTGTGTTCCAAAAGATTCCATAATAATGACACACTGTCCATACCGCCTGAGTACATTACTATGGCTGTTTCTTTGTCGTTTCCCTTAAAGTAGTTTTTGTTTAAACATATATCTAAAGCTTGTTTTACTTTAGTTTCGTAACTCACTTTTTTCTACGTCTCCCTGAAGCTGTAACAGCGTGTTTAATTTTACCGGGGCCTGTCTTACGACGAGCAGAAGAAGCTTTTTCAGCTTTGGTCATCTTAGCTGCAACAGCTTTAGGACGACAAGAGGGATAGGGGCGTTTGGACTCACCCTTCTTTGCAGACTTACGTCCACAGGGTTTACCTGTCTTAACGTCTACCCACTCTTCCTTAAACCACTTCTTAAGGGCTGCACCCTTCTTACTTTTTCTTACGGCCACTTTTGTTACCCCAGTTCTTAGCGCCTACCTTGCGGCATTTGGCAACTGCACCTGATGCGTACGCGGAAGGCCAGACTTTGTACCTAGACTTGACCTTACGCGCACAAGCGTCGTTAGCTTTTTTGGCACTACTTTTTCTTTTTGCTGCCACAACTACCTCGCTTCTTTTTCTTTTTAGGTGGTCGTCCTACTTTACTTCCGTATGTTCCGGGTCCCATTGGCATGTTTAGCTCCTTACTTGATAGTAGTCTTCAATTTTACACCGGACTTGTCGTCCTTTGTGTCTTATGTATACTGGTGCGCCTACTCTAAGCCTGTGTACTGCTACTTGAGTTACGTCTTCAGATATGTTGCAGCTTGGTATAACTACATACTGCTGATCTGCTTTTTCTATGAGAATCTTAGTGTCTGCTGATGCCTGTAACGACAGCAGCATTATTGCTACTAGTAGTGTTCGCATTGTGTTCTCCTAACGTCATCACGACGTGCAATAGCCTCACGGCTGTTTTACCACTTCTTACAAGACCAGTACCTCGCCGTGAGTTTGCTGGGTGGGTTTGTGTCACACTTGTGACGCGCTCTAAACGATTTACGTCGCGCAGGCTGGTCTTTCTTAATAGTCATCTTGGCGTCACCAAAACGTATGGTCTTAGTTTTGTCACCTTCTTTGGCTACTACTACAAACTTCTTAGTCGGATGATTAGGCGTCCGCTTTGGCTTGTTGTACCCGCTTACCCCTGCTCGTGCTAGTTTTGGGTCCTTTGACTTGGGCATTACTCAATTCCTCCACTTTGGCTTCCAGCTGGTCCAACCGGGCGAACTGGTCGCTGAACTTGTGGTTGATTTGGTCTAGCAGGAGTTGCATCTCTTTCTGAGTTATTAACATTTGTTTTGCCTTCTATTGCTTTGTTTTTAAGAAGAGTGTCTGCAACGCGCATACGTCGCTCAAACTCTTTGTCTTCTTGGTCACCTTCTTTGAGGTTTCGAGTAATAGCGTTAATACGATCAATTTCAAGCTCTACTGGAACAGCTTGTGCTTCTGCTGCTAGTTTAGTGGCTCTAGCAGACGACTCTTGTGCCTGAGCAGACAAAGCTGCAGTTTGTGACTGCTGGAACTCAAGCTGTGCTTGTTGTGTTGCCATAGCCATTTGTTGTGCTTGAGGGTTAGGCTGCATAGCTTTTGACATTGCTGCCAGAAGCTCTTCACGGTTAGACAGGTTCATGTTGTCAATAATGCTTTGGATCAAAGTATTGTACAACGGTGACTGTCGGTCCATAGTCTGCAACAACTGCACCAACTGAGTGACTTCGTACTCACGAGCAATGATGCCCAATGTGCTGCTTGCGTTAAACTTATAGTCAGCCACTGGATACGACTCAGGATCAAACTGCATGTACCGATGTGCGGCCTTCTTAACAAATGGAATCAAGAACGACTGTTGGAAATTAATTAATGTCCGCTTATGGCGTTTAATAATAGCGCCAAGAGACATACTAATACCAGCGGCAGTAGCCTCGCCATTAACAGAGCCAGCGATTCCTGCTGAGTCAACGGCTCCTGTTGCCTGCTGTACCATCTGCTGCAATGCTCCTGCTTGAGCAAAAGTAATTTGGCTAACTTGACCAAAGTTGAATGGCTGAAGAACTTCTTTAGGGTTTCCACTGGTTAGTATCATCTTTCCGGGGCGTACTTCGGGTTTAGCACCACGAGGTAGCCTAGTTGCGTCAATAGCCATCATTGGATGGATCGTAAGACTTAGAGCGTCGATTCTAGCTCGCAACTCTGTGTCCAAAGCTTTTTGAGAGTTGTAGCCTTTTTCGCAGACTCCACGACCCCAGAAACGTCCGGGTACTACGTCCCAAGGAAAAGCAACAACGGGACGGTCTTGCATCATGTAAGGGTTAGCTTCTGCTTTCAACAAGATACCGCCGTTAGCAACTACTACAACGGCTTCTACGTAACGTGAGCCAGACTCTTCTTCAGGTACTGCTTCTTCGTCATCTTCGCTCATAGCGGCGTTTAGAAGCTCTCGTGGCACTAAACCATAGTACTTAGTAAGACGAACTTTGTCATCGTTGTAAATTGTGATGTCTTGGTCAGGCTCAAGATCAGTGTCAGGAGCAGCAGGACCAACGTAAGTGTCTTTGTATACACCTTGTTCCTGAAGCTGTTCTACGTGGTGTAGGCTTACAAACTCGTCTATAGCAACGCCTAAAGCGTCTTCTACGCAGGTGGCTACAGGGTCAATAAGGAAGTTCTGAGGTAGTACAGGTTTTAGCTTTACTTTTACTCGTTCTTGTATGTTAACACCAACGGCCTGTAAGTCACCGCCCATGATTGGCTGAGTAGCTGGTGACATCTCTTTCATTTCTTCAATAACAATCTCACCAATGCCTGTACCAAATACAGCGGCGTTAATCAGGCATTCTGCTACTGCTTTACGCACCATGCAGTTTTCAAAGTCTTCCGTAAGCTTGTTACGCAGGAATAGCACGTCTTGTCTCTGGCTGTCACCAAAGTTGTCACTAACGTCAAACCACTTACCACGTCCAAAGGTGGCTTCTTCTAGTTCCGCTACGTTAGACTCAACTGCTTGCTGAAGTGCAGGAGAAATAATACGGGAACGCTCAGACCGACGCTCGCTGTCAGCAGGGTCCCATATACCACGCCATAGTCTATAATACTCTTCAAATCTGTTCTCATAATTGCTTTCGTAATGATCTCTCCAGTCTTCGCATTTGTTCATGACCCAGTCTTCAAGGGCTTCTTGGATCATCAACGGATCTTGCTCGTAAAATTCTGCCATATTAGTATCCTGCTACCACGTCTAAAATTTCATGGTTTTCTATTTCGTAGTCGTAGTCGTACGCTACATTTGCCAGTTGGTCGATGTACGCCAAAGCGTCCACCAAGTCGTCATGGGTCAAAGGGTCAGGAAACTGGAAGAGTTGATCTAGGAATCTAGAGTTCCACTCTCCCTTGTTCAGCGTAATGTACCCATTTTCAAAGCGCCCCTGTAGCGCCCACATTACCCTGTCGGTTTTCTTTTTGTTACCGTGTGTCAACTCTTCTACTCTAAAGAATGTTCCGTACCGCTTCTGTAGATCCATCAGAGGTGACATGACGGCTTGTTTAGCAATACCTCTTTCGATTCCCACCGATATGGGACGGTAAT